CTCCCCCAATTTACTACTATGTTACTTTCAAAATTCGGTGAACTTCACGTAATCCAAGCTTTAATCCGAACCTGCTGAGATACTGGTCTTTTCTCTCCTGAGCATCATTCGCCTGAAGTGCAGTCTGAAGCTGGGTATCCGGTCCATAAACTTTGAGTTTCAGATAGTTCATGTCCAGGACAATCCCGTAGCCTTCAAAGCTGTTTACAAGCAAAGGATGGAAAACCAGGTTGAGCCTTCCGAAAGTGGTTTGATAGGCAGGGACACTAAATCCCATAACGGCACTTAACTTATTGTTAATTACCACTCTTCCTTGTGCCCACTTATCGTTTGCCTCAATTACCTGGCCTCCGCAAAGCATAAGCTTCTCTTTGCTGCCTTCAACGGCAAAACAAAGTCTCAGGAAACTTCTCCAAGCGTCCTCATTGAAGTCAGCCGTTGCTATGGTCTGCACTGTAATTCCGCTGTGAAGAAGCCCACCCGTGGTATATCTCATCTTCCGCTGGCCATTAACAGTTACATATCGTGCATCTCTGTCACCCAGGATCAGTTGCAGCTCTATGTTCTTCAGATGCTCGATAGCCTTTCTTGCCTGAAGTCTCTTCAATTCAGGCCCGCCCTTGAGTTCAGCCAGCATAGTCTCCTCATCAACATCATAGGCAAGTTGGAATTTCTGAATGAAGTTGAAGATCTCAGTCATGGCAAGAGCACGAGCAACAGCAGAGACTCCACCGTCGGGATAGACGTTAGAAACCTTTACGATTCTATCTCCGTCAAGAGGGTCAGTATGAACATCAGAAGTTACATCAGTGAGGTCTGCCGTTCTACCATCATAGAGTGCGGCTCCTTCTCCCTGCCCAGCATATTCTCTTGTTACAGTTATCTCTCCAGTGTCATAATCAACGTCAGTAACGAGCATGGTATGGTCGTGCAAAGGGTCATAGAGAAGGTCGTTTATCTGGATGTAGGCTGCCGCTGCTCCGTAGGCAGTATCGTTTTCTACAACCTCTAACTTCAAACCAGTCAGAGAACCCGGCACACCAGTAATCGTTCCTGCATAGAACCATCTCAGGTAGGGTCTATCCTCAAATGAGATGAACTTCTGGTTATCTGCTTTTTCCGTTCCGAGCTTCTTGGAGACAACCAGGAAAGGTGCCGAATCTGGTTCCAGATTGAGAATCTTGTTCCCCCAATCCAGAGTTCTTTGATCCGTCAAAATGTCATAAATACCCCTAGCCATCTTAAAACACCTCCTATTTGTTTTTTGGAGATTTCCTGATTATTCTCTCCAGCCTTCTAATGAGGTGTTCCAAGAAGGAGCTCACGTAAAGGGTGTTGAAGATACTTTCAGAAACTCCTAATTTAAGTCTATTTAGGTTTTTCCGATAACTCTATTCTTGTCTTTTTGTATTCCTCAATTACTTCGTCAGTATATTTTTCGTCTTCCGTCTTCTTCTCTCCTGGGGGTGGTTTTTCTCCTCCACCCTCACCGTGTCCAGCACGCATATCGGCAATAATCTTTTCCCTTAATTTTGCTTCATCAGGCAAATTCCCAGCCTTAGCTGCCTGATAAACAGTCTCCAGGAGTTTTTCGGAGGGATACATTTTAGTCCTTGGGTCCAATCCCCCCCAAACCTCAGCCATTTTGGGTGCTAATTCGTCAAAATCCTCTTTATGGGCAGCCCGAATCTTGTTGAATAGGTCGGTTTGCCTTCGGTCTGCATCGCTTTGACGCCTGAGGTCATCTCGCTTTACGAAACCTTGACTAGAAATATAGGCATCAAAGAGTCGATGGAGTCCCCTCATCATTGGCCCGGGGCCTTTTTTAGATTCTTCGACCCACTCTTTTCCCATTCGCTCTAGGTCTAGCTCTAATTTCTTTTTTTCCTCTTCCGTCCTAGCCGTTCTTATCTCCTCTTGCTTCTCGTCTATCAGTCTAGTCCTCTGCCTTTCCAGTTCTAATTCCCTTTTAGCGTCAGCAAGTTCTTGAGAAGTTTGAGTAGCTGTCCTCTCAAGCTCTTTGTGCCCTTTGATGAAATCTTCCTGAGTTTTATATTTGTCCAAAATGAGCTTTTCCTTCTTCTCACCAGCCTCGTCAGCAGGTGTCCCCTCTGGGGGCTGCTTCTTAGGGTCCTGGTTTTCTGCCATTTTAGTCCTCCTTAATTTGGTCTATAGTTGATAATTTCTTAGACTTCGTTTCAGCAATTCCCTCTACTATTGCCTCGTTCTCTTCCTCTTCGGTCGGCTTAATAATTTCAGAGAGACCATCGGCTATCTCGCCAATCATGTCCCCAACTTCCAACTTTTCATCAGCCAGGAATCTCTCTCTTGCCTTATTGATAACCTCCTCAATTGGTTTCCATTCCTCTAGTCGGGGATTTTCTACTTCTTCCCTTTTCTCTGGCACTACGCCCTTCTTTAGAGTTTTCAATTTATCTAAAATTGCATCAGCCATACTATTTCTCCTTCTCTTTCTTTTCCTTTACTGCTTTCTCTAGCGACTTTTTATGTGCAATAATCTTTGGAGCATAAACTTTGAGTTTTGTTAAAGCCGCAAGCTCCCCCTTCGCCAAAATCAGCCGGATAATCCAGCCAAGTAGCTCTTCGAGATTCTTAAAATCGCTATCGATAATCTCTTTACCAATCCTATTCATCTCCTCCTGAATATAGTCATCAATCATCTGGTAGCCTTCTTGTGAAATTAATCCCTCTAAAATCTCCCCTTTTTTTATAGTCTCTTTATTTTCCAATTATCTTCCTCCCATCATTCCTAAAGCCTTCCCCATTAGTCCGCCCGCCGCTCTTCCTTCAGTCCTCGGTGCTCCGAGAGTTGGTGTTCCCCTGGGAGCTCCCCCCGCTCCTGGAGGCCCCGCACCCATCCCTTGAGCCATAAGTTGCCGCAACAAATCCTCGGGTCTCCTTTCCTCTGGCCTACCCTCTCCAAATATCTCCTCTAGCTCCGGCATATCAAAAGTCGCCAGAACAAGGTTCATCAACCTCTCTACTTTCTCTCTCATTTCAGGAGGGAGAGCCATAAGTATTTGCTGACTTTGAATAATTATCCTCAGAGTTTCCATCAATTGAGCCCTCTTGACTTCTTTAATGGCATCGGGATCAAGAAAAGAGATAAGTTCTTTGAATTTGAAGTCACCCTGAACACTCTTGCGGTTAGTCTCCCTAAATTCTTCAATTCCCTCTTTGGTGCCTCGAATAAGATAAATATATTTATCGGGAAGGTATTTCTGATCCCAGGCTATCATCTGACGAGGTAGAAGCGTGAAGGCTGTTCTCAGGGCCAGCAGGATCTTGTATCGGAATAGTATTCCTCCGGCAGCCTGAAGACGAGCAATACCAGTAGCAGTTTCTCGTTGCTGTGGGACTTCTCCTAAAACGTAGTCAAACATACCGCTTATGATCTGAATGTTTCTCTCTAAAATTGCCGTTTCTTGATAGGAGGAACCCGTCACAAAATCGAGCTTCAAGGGCGCGAGAACGGTGGCAACGTCAGTAGTCTGGTCAACCTCAATCTTGACCTGGAGGCCAGGTTTAAGATTCGAGAGATCATCTTCATTCTCAATCTCAACAGAAGTATTCCTCAGCAAAACAGGATTAAGAGCCATATTGACGTTATCCATCCGCTGATTCTTGATGGTGGCCATTTCTCTTACATAGGGCTCAATTGTCTCGATCTCACCCGTCCCTAAAATGCCTTCCAGCTTGGGAATACCGCAGGCACAGATAGCAGGGACAAACCCTTGAGATTTTTTAGTCTTGAGAGGATTTTCAGTTTCCAAAATTACAGTTTCCTTGTTAGCTACGACAATTTTCTTATCCACGTCCCAGTATTCTAGGATATGCTGTAAGCCCTTCTTCTCCTCTGCGGTATATTTCCCTGAGTCGTCCTCCAGTATAGCTGCCTGCCGTTCCTCAAGCTCGTCCAAATTCTCATAGAGCGGTTTTTTCCAATCTTTCTCAAAAGCCTCATTTTCGGCTTGCATTTCTTTAAGTGGTCGCCACAGCTCAAAGATACACCAAGGAAGAATGGTCAAATCCTCAGCGTGAGGAGAATAGTAAAATTTCTTAATATCCCAGTTAGTAACAGTTACATCGTTTAGCTTAAAATCCCAACCAGTCTTAAAAACAGCAAATCCATAGGATAGAATTGACTGAACAAAGCGGTTAATCTGATAAAAAGCACTTTCTCTATCTATCTGGAAAAAGAGCACGTCATTAGCTATTTTTGAGGATTCGATTGATTCTTTATTTAGGGGGGCTGTGGAAAAATAAGGCTTCTGGCCGCAAATGGTCAAAATGAAGCGGGCTAGGAGATGATTTACCGTTGTTTTGGGCCACGGAGGCAGGATAGCCGATCTACCTTGAGCTTTCCTGTCCTTAGTCTCTTGGGAAGTTCCCTCATAGTAGTCCTTCCATTTATCTAGGTTGGTCTCAAACTCATTAGAAGCGCGATAATCTTTGGAAAGATTATATTTATCGAGGACCTCGGTTAGAGTCTCGTCTTTTTCCTCTTCAGCCATTACTTTTTCCTCTCTATCCTCCATTCGATTCCTTCGCCGACATTCGTTCCAGCACCAAAAACTTGACCATTCTCTCCAATAGTTATATTCCTGTCACCTATGTCAATTGACAGAGCAGGTTCTTTATAAATATCTGATACATCTCTAACCTGCACAAAGTCCTTGGGAAGAAATGGAGTCCTAAAATCCTGCTTGATTATTTCTTGCAACTTTTTTAGAGTTATCATTACTTTTTCCTCTTTCTAGCTCTCTTATGTTTAGCAGTCCTTTCTTTTTTGCTCCTAGCTCCGAAGACTTTCTCGTGCTTACGGGAATTGAGCATCCGATGATAGACTTCCTCGGCTCTTTTGCCATGTTGCTTCTTCAGGCTTCTATAAAGTTTTTTCTCTTTGACGGTATAAGGAATTTTATCCCTCCGCTATATCCATAAAAAAAGCGGCCAATCTTGGGGCTTCGATTACAAGCCTCAAGGTCAGCCGCTTATCATAGAGT